TACTATACATTAGAAAAATGGCGAATTACCAATCGTTAATTGGTGAGCGTGTTAAGATATATGAAAGGGATGAAACGAATCCAAATGAATTTGTAGCACGGGGTGTTTTAAGAGAAGTTTTTTTCATTATTGATAATTTTAGATTCAAAGGTGTTTCATCAATTATTCCACGTCAACATGTACAGCCACTTGGAGACTATATGATTGTGAAAGATGAAGATCAACCAAATAATAACATACCGTCATCAGGTTCAGATTCGCCTCCTTATGTTCCATCTCCTTATGTTCAATCGTCGGCTATGCCAACTGGTTCTCCATTTGGCGGAACTGTACCTGGTGCTCCTGTGTATGGAGTACAACCTCTGGCGTTAGCATCTGTGTTTAATACTGTCGGTGCTCCCCTTGTACCAACTATGACAGCTCTAACAGGAGACATCAATATGAATCTACCAGCTTTTCCTATAAACAATTTATTATTAAATACTAATTCTTCAGCCCGTCGTAGTCGAAAGCGGCGCGCCACGCATCGAAAGCGGCGCGCTACACACTCGCGCCGCCACCGGCGCTCTTAACTCGCATAAATGGATTCTGCGACGGCGGAGTCATTCCAGCATCTGTTCGAAATCCAGTAAACAATAAATTGCTTGAATTAATCCGTGGATTCCAGCCGCTGTACGTGAGTACATTGCCTGGATTCAAGATGTGTTGGAGTTCACTCGTTTCGCGTATAACGTTCCGATCAAGTTCAGTGATCCATTGGGGTGAAATAGGTTCTTCGTGCTCTGTACACCATACAATAGATCGCTCGACGTTTGCGCGCACGAGTGTCTTGATCTGCGTCGCATCCGTATGTTTGATCAGTCCGAGTGTTTCGTTAATCACACCGATTTCAACGCGTTCTATAATTTCCTGCAATTCAAACAATTTGCGCATAATTGCCTTGTAAGATTCGCCACTATGAATTGTTTCAGCAAGTAACGGATTCGCAAAAGCACCTGCGTCCTGATAATTTTCAAGAATTGTGATTATATCGCCGATTTCGGTGCGTCCAAGAAATCCTTTGCCGACTATGTACCGTTCCGCGTTTCCTGCGCGGCTTGTGCGCGGCTTGATTACTCCCCAAGTAGCAAATGCCTGCGTGGTGAGCCATATTAAATCGCGCGTTGGTTGTTCGTTCGTATCAAAGCATTTGATGATCAAGCATCCGCCGCGTGCAAGGACTTTCAGACCTATCAAGGTTTCGGCAAGTAGCAATGGGAAAATGCTGTCTTCCTGGGCGTTGTAATCGCTGCTAAAGTCGAAGCCGCCGTCGGCAGTATAGAGGTGTGCGCTGCCGCCGACGGTTTCAACAAATGCGTCTTGATTCGCGACACGCAGGATATTTCCAGTTCCGTCAGCACCATTATGAATGGCGATTTGCGGAAACATTTCCAAGAAGGTGACGGCTTTGCGCCACCCAGGCACGTTCTTTGCCTCCGATTGAAGCGTGATTGCGTGCGATGCGCTGAGTCGCCATCCGTTGCGGCGCGACATTTCGGCGCACGCCTCAATGAAACCGCCAGGTCCCTCGGCAGCGTGGGCGGTTCGCAGACCGCCGGTGGCAACCAGCGGCGCAAGTGCGGCGTTGAGATCAAGGCGTCGCCAAAGTTCAATCATTTTGAAATATGATCGACTGAGCGGTTGGCGCGTGGCGACCGATTTACTGCTACGGCGATTCCACGAAAGGAATATGTATTCGTAGGGATTCGTGATTTTTTTATAATCGTCCCAACGACCCTCTTCATAGTAAAGATCAATCTCACTCTTTGCCTGTTGTAAAGCGCGAGCGATCGGCGTTACAACAGGTGCGCGAACAGATGCGCTGCCGGCGATAAAAGGAAGCAGGCGATCCGTAGGCGGACCTCCGCTATCCCATACCTCCAACATTTGATCTGTGTACATTCAATGTACTTTCTTAAGGGCATCAAAATAAAGGGTAGTCATTTTTTTACTGAACGCACCGCGTATATCTTTCCAGTCATCGGTGCAACGTGGCGACCACCACATGATTGCGTCCTTTTCTGTTACATCGGACGGAAGCATATGTTTCAAATCAGGATCAGATAATAGAAAATTCATGCGTTGTTGTGCTTCAAACATAGTTTCATCGGTCGCGTGCGCCGTCCAGAATTGGTACATAAAATGGGCGTTTGGTACGCCGCATTCTTCCCATTGTTGGCGATAAATGAGCGGAAGTTTGCGAAGATGCGAGATTTCTGTGGGCAGGATTTTGGCTTCTTCGGTTAATTCGCGAAGTACGCCAGCGCGTTGATGTGCTGTGAGTTGCGCGGGCGTCAAGGCGCCGCTGCCGCGAAATTCCTTCCACTCCATTTGACCCTTAGGCGGTTCCCAAGCTGCGCGCGCTTTCGCGCCCCATTCACGCACCACCGCGATAGTGTGTGCGTCGCTGCCGCGCGTCAATATGAGGATGTTTCGTAGAAAAATCTTCGCATTTGTATCAGGATCAATCATATACGCATACTGTTTGCCGGATGGAAACGTATGGTATCCGATCTTCACACCGCTCATCTATTTATGGATTATTTTTCTAGCCCACAATTGTAATATCTACATCTTCGTCCATTTCCTCCGTGACCGCAGCAAGCGGTGCGGCGGGCATCGGGACGTGTAGTCGCAGTTCGGACGGCGCACACGCGTCGTCTTCGTCCTCCGCATCGTAGAGCGCGGCGTCCAATTGATCATCACTGTACCGTACGGGTCCAGCGGGCGGTGCGACACGCTGCGCCGGCGTGGATTCCGCGAGTTTCACGGCGGCGACTTCGTCGTACAAGATCTGACTAAATGCCGTACCCGCGCGGATCGGCGCGCCCAGCATGACGTTGGCGCTGATGCCCAGCACGGGATCACGATCCGCAAAGATCGCAGAGCGCAGCGCAATATCCTCCGTCTGCTCAAAACTCATCTTTGCCAGCGGACCAATGTCGTTCTTATTAATACCGTAGCGATCAACGCTCATCACGCGACCCTTATGACACATCTTATCCAGCAGTAGCCCAATGTGCCGATAGTTTACGTTCTCGCCGGATTCGCTAAAGATGGCGTTGATTTCCTTATACAGGGTAGCACGACACGCCTCAATACCCAAGTTATTGAACATATCGTGAATATCACTGCTCACAACGCGCGATGCGTCCACATCGGGATGCGTGATGACGTCAATAAAGTTGGTTCCGTCGCTCACGAGTGTATACTGATCAACCTTGCGATACGCGCCATCCACGAATTCTACGGTATCCGAAGTCTTGCTGTAACTCACAGAGCGCAGCCCAGGAATACCGCGCACAGCGGTGGCTGTTAGGATCTTATTTTGGAGCGTCTTCAGGTTATTCAGATCCGTGCCGCGAATGCGCATGACAAGGCGGGTCGCGTTGTAATCGGTATAGAGGGTCGTGATATCCGGTTGGCTGCTCTTGAGTACGAACGCAATATCGTCCATGGTAATATCCTTCGCAAACATGCGCTCGCGGTCAAGTTCCATGCGCAGTACCCAGTTGCCACCGGATTGCTGCGGTGCCGGCGCATCCGCGTCGTCTTTAGTTTCCGCCACGCCACCACCCGCCAGCGGATCCGCGGCTTGAACAGCCGCACCCGCAGGCGACCGCGCAAGCTCAAACGCCGCCATATACGCCAGCCAGTCCGCGTCTTCGGCAATCAGCGTCGCGCTGTCGCGCGGGTCAAAGTAAATACGCGCGGTTGTTACAATATCCTGGAGGAGCGTGAACTCCAACTCTTGCGCAACCCGCCGCGCCTCCTCCTTCTTATCGCGCAGATCGCGCCGCAGTGGAATTGTCACTTCTGTCGCCTTCGGCTTCTTCGTCGCCTTCAGCAACTCATTCAGTCGCGGAACACCTCGCGTCATATTGGATTTGGCGGCTACGCCACTGAGATGGAAGGTATCACGAACGCCCAATAGGTTTCCTACCGTGAAGTTTTTGGTTCCTTCAATCGTCAAGTCATATACGACGTCGTTGAGCGGTGCTACCGCACGAATGGACTTTACGCGGTCAAGAACAACGTCGTTAAACTGTTCAGTTATGACGTCCGTTTCACCTGTAGACAGAATCAATGTAGCAAGTTTCTTAACATAATTCGTCGCAATAGTAAACGTATATGTTGCTGGCACCCAAGGCGAAATCTTGCGTGATGAAAAGGTTCCGAAAATTCCATAACGAGCAAGCATATTTGATACGCGGTATACAAACATTTGAGAACCAGATACGGTGCCGCTTGAGTGAAACATTGCTTTGATAATTCCACAAATGAAAGCATCAGGCGCTGCTAGGAATGCGGCAGGTAGTTTCTTTTCCTGTGTTCCAAACAATTCGCTAAATTGCTCTGTCAAATTTTCAGAATTAATTACAAGTGTATCAGGCAGAATATTATAAGAGATTTCAAGAGTATCCAGATACTTTTGAATAAGGTGTGACGTATTGGGAGAATTGATAATAATTTTTCCACTGTTAGACGATCCGTCAACCAGATAGGAACCAACTAGCGCACCAAATGCTTCATCCAGATGGAAGGGGCAAAGTTCCAACGCATCCATCGTAGGAAGCGCAGAAATGTTCAACGAATTCAGAATCGGTAGTTCGTCGCCGATCTTCAGATCCGATCCCTTCAATTCAACGATTTTTCCATCGCGATAGGTGAGGAAACTATGCCCGTTTGTTGCCTTCACCATGCGACCTGACGCAGTTTCCACTTCAAGAATAGTATTGCTGCCGTCCTCATTGACAACAGGATGTCGGGTCACCGCTTCAAGCCGTGTCCAAACGACCTTTCCGTGTTCGTCGCAACTCATTGCTTTCCAATCATGACCGTCGTCCAACGGCGCATATACTTGACCATTCGCATATGTTGTAATCTTATGCTTCTCACAATTCTTAATTGCTTCGTCAATAAATTCGCCGATCTTTGGAATCATGATTACTCCATCACGCGCAATAATGATTTCCGTATCGTAATCTACAGAGTTCAAAGTCAACTGCGTAGCCGGCTCACCGATACTCTGCGCCGCAATAACACCCACGGGCTGCCCAGGCTCCACCCAACTCTTCCAGTGCTTGAGGATAATCTGTTGAACGGCGGCGTCCAGCGCGACCTTTGTATATCCGATCTTTTTCAGATTCGTAGGTCGCAGATGCCACCGCACCAGCGCCGCCCAAAGACGATTGTGGGCGTGCGTGCGGTTGAGAATCGTCGCCTGCGCGTCCAGCGCCTCCTGCGCCGTCACAGTTCCCTCGCCGCCGCGCAGACCAAACGAATCGCGCAGGCTGTACAGTAGCCGCTCAAGGTGAACAGGATAGCGTACCATCTTCTGCGGCTTTCCAAGGTAAACCTGCTCTACCAACAATGCGCGATCGCCTTTTGCGGCGTTAATGTAGGCGGTTGGATCAGTCGCACCGTCCGCCGCATATTCCTGCGCCAGTTTATCGTCGCTCAGATCCGCGATCGGCAGCGGCTGACCTTCCAGCTTCGTTGCGTTCGCGCCGTCTTCGCCGTACGCGATCTGGACAATATTGCCGCCCGCGTCGCGGACGCTGCCGTCGTGCTGCGTCACAAGGTCTTCAAGGGCGACACGGATCTTGCGCTGCATATAGCCTGTGTCGGCCGTTTTAACCGCAGTATCAATCAAACCTTCGCGACCCGACATTGCGTGAAAGAAGAACTCATCGGGCTGAAGACCCTTGATGAAACTTGACGGAATGAAGCCGCGCGCCTGCGCACTGTCGTCAAAGCGCTTAAAATGCGGCAGCGTGCGATGCTGAAACCCGTTGGGAACGCGGCGCCCCTCAATCGCCGTCTGACCGAGCGTCGCCACCATCTGACTGACGTTGACGTCGCTGCCCTTCGAACCCGATTTCACCATATTTGTCATGCGATTTGTCGGCGCAAGACTCTTCAGACCGATCTTGCCCGCCTCATTCACCGCCTTATTCAAGATGCCCATGATCTTGCTCTCAAACTCCTCCTGGTTGCTGCGACCGCTGCTATTTTCAAACAAGCCGGTATGAAGCTGTAGAATCTGATCCTCAATCGTCTTGGTAATATTGGAAAGCGCAGCGCCTATCTCTTCGTTCGTTGCCCGATCGGCGATCAAGTCGCTTATGCCGACGCTGAAGCCGCTATTCATCAAGAAGGTCGCAATCATAGCTTGTAGGGCGTCCAGGAAATCCACGGTGATCTCGGGTCCGTAATCGTTGTAAATAATATGCAACAGCTGCTTGCTAAATACCGCCTTATCTAGAGTACCCGTCTGTAGTTCTCCGTTATAGATCACTACTTCCTGGTCGCTGCTATTTTTCATCTTCAGACTGATGGGCGGAAGCAAAAGCGACATGAGTTGCGCGCCGCTCCACATGGGCTGCGGTGTTGTCGTCACGGGAGCCGGTAGCCGTCCGTCCCAGCGTTTGGCGTGAACCAGAAGGTTCAGCGCCTCTTTTTTCGTAAATAGCACATCAGGGCGCGTAAAACGGTTCGCGCCGACCAGCGTATCCTGTACCACCGATACGATCGGCGTAGATTCACGCGGACTTACAATTTGTAGCGGAACCGCTGCGATCATACGCAGTTCCGTGGATGCCTCCACTGACTGGGGCAAATGAAGATTCATCTCCGTGCGTCACCGTAGGTTTCGGAAACCGGTCACTTGACGCATACCCAAAGTTTCCCTTGGGAGTGGATCATACCTTGAGCCGCATCGCGACCCGCTACCGTCTGATCTCTGAACTCGCTCCATGCGGCTTGCGCCGGTTAGGACTTAGCTGCGGATTGCCAATTTCATCCTTTCGGATTCATCCTGAATAGTTTTACCTTACCTCCGATTTTTCTTCGGAGCCGCAGCGGCATTTCTACGCACTGTTTGGTCATTCAGGCTTTACGGGTTTCCCGCAATTTGATAGCGTTGCATTGTGAATATCATATATGAATTGTGATGCCTTTTCTTTTTTCTGGTCAATTGTATCATGCTTTGAATCGAACGAAGCGCGTTGATCATCAATACAAACAATCACCGCCTTACCTTTCACTTTGATATACGAATCTATTTTAGAAAGATCAACTTTAACATCCTTAAAACGTTCCAATTTCTTGGCGTGATGCTGTTTTGTAGCAGATATGACTCGTGCTGCTTTAAAAGCATCGTCTATACTTTCGCGTGAGCGCTTTGACATTTTTGCGCGTGTTTCTTCGCTTCTGAAAGTACAACCACCACGTTTTTTGGGGACGTTGAGAGTTGTAAGATCTAATTTCGATTCAATAAATGTTGTTTTGCCGCCTTTTGTAAGATTGTATCCATTCGGATATAATGTATTATGCGTAGAGATGTAGGTTTGTTCCAAGTCGTTAAGTTGCGAAACTTCGCAAACCTGAATAAGGGATACCGTAAAGCAATCTTTGCCATATTTCCGTATAGCATTGTTGAGATAACTACATTGCTTGCGCTTTGTATTATTGATTGCCTCGCTTACGTGATCATTGAAACGACCGATTATTCCAAACGGTCGCCATTTTCCCTTATTTTTACGATGACTTAGAGTCTGACCAACATATTTATGCGTTGTTGCCGAATTAGTAATGATATAAATTAGTCCATAAACTTTTTCGTTCGTATTAAGTATTGAATTTTCGCATGAAACATCGACCATGTATATAAATTTATTTTGGATTTTGGTTTAGGCATCAATTTTTAGAGATTCACAACACTAGATGGTTATATTCAACACAACACCTCTTCAGAGTGTTATATTGTATGGGGCTTACATCGTTTTCCCGCAAAGTGCTCCCACAACTTTAGCAGGCGACCACCTGTTGGCGACAAGATTTATCGCCGTCAAAATCCGCGTTATAGGGACGCGTCGTAAATACGTTCAGACGAAACGTATTGTACGGTAGAATTTTCGCAATATGGCACATCATGCTCATGCGATGTAGAGACGGTTGCCGATTGAAGAGCACCGCGTCGCCGTCCATAATGTGTCGGTGTACAACGTCGCCCTCAAACAACTCAAGAGTCTTTGTGTTCACGTGTTTGAGGCTGATCGTGCGTCCTTCGGCACGTTGAATCGTCTTTGCGCCAGGATATACATCTGGTCCATTTTGGACAAGTTTATACAGTTTGCCGATATTGAACGCAGTGACTTTTTCAGGATACGTTAGATTCATGGCGATCTTGATGGGAATGCCAAGCTCGCCGACGCTGATGTTGGGATCCGGTGTAATGACCGAACGCGCGCTGAACTCCACACGTTTTCCCTGAAGATTACTGCGAATACGACCCTCCTTGGATCCCAATCGCTGCTGAAGGGATTTCAATACGCGACCGGATCGTTGTGCGGCGGGTCCAATGCCTGGAATATTATTGTCTACCAGGGTCGCAACGTGGAACTGTAGTACGTTCGTCCATTCGTCAATCGCCTTTTTCTTCGGATCCTCGGCGATCTTCTTTTTCAGAGCGTTATTCGATTTGATGATATCGATCAACTTGGACGTAAGATCGTCCTCTGCGCGCTGATTGTTATCCTGCGTGACAGAGGGGCGCACCTGCGGTGGCGGAATAGGAAGAACGGTACACATGAGCCAATCGGGTCGGCACCAGTGACGACTGAAACCCATAAACTCGGCATCCGCGTCGCTAATACGGCGCAGCAAACGATGTATGTATTCCGGCTCCAGCGGCATGGTTAGAACGCCGTCGCTGTATCCCTCAGGCGGTGCTACGCCCTCAGGGATTTCCAGCTTTTTCCACTCGGCAAAGATCCGATGAATCGGCTCCTCACGATACTTATTCGGTTGTAGGCTGCCGCAGCCATCCTCGGTATCCTCGCCGCACCGAGTCGTTCCTACGCACGCAGCCAACACCATTTTCCAACGCGATTCGCCCTTGAATTTTGTAAAATGCGCATTACGCGTCTTATCAATCAGCAACTTGCCGCACTTGAAACATACGCATCGCATAATTTTCATCACGTATTCAAAGAATTGCGTATAATAAACAGGTCGCGCAAGTTGAAAGTGTCCGAAATGACCGGGACAATTATGATTGTTTTGTCCGCAACTGCGACATACTTTACCGTTTTCCAAGACGCCCATGCGTGGATCAAACAAACCTCCCAACTTTCCGTCTGCCGTGGATGGATTAGTAATTTCACATACGGATCGCCGCACAATCTCTTCGGGACTGAAGATCCCAAATTGAATGCCAACGATCGCCTCCGTTTCCGAAGATCGCGTTAGATGAGACATCTTCTTCTTTTTCCTACGTTTGTTTTAAACGGAGCGGTGCGATCAATTTTGCCGCGCACAGCATGCGGACAAAAATGACGTGCGCTGTCTCATGACCGACCGACGCAGCAGCAACAATGAGTCTTGAACTATTGATCGGTCCTATGTTTGCGGGCAAGACGAGCGCCGTTCAGGCGATCGTGCGACGCAACCTCATTCTTGGTTGGAAAGTATTTGTAGTCACGCATAGCATGGATACGCGTTATAGCGATTCACCTGCGATTGTGAATCACGATAAGCAAAGTATGGCTGCGTATGGTGCGCATGAGCTGCTGCCGTTGCTAAAACATGCCGACTATTCTGCTGCAAAACTTGTAGTCGTCGAGGAGGCACAATTCTTTCCTGATTTGGTTGAATTTATAAAAACCGTTGTTGATAACGACGGAAAACATTGCGTGGTTGTTGGTTTGGACGGAGACGCAGAGCGACGACCTTTTGGACGAGTATTGGATCTTATTCCGTATTGTGATCGAGTGCGAAAACTAACCGCCATGTGTAAGAAATGCGGTGACGGTACACCCGCGCTATTTACACATGCTGTGTCAGCAGACGCTTCCGCAGCAGCAGAAGCGGGTGCGCCGTGCGTTGGAGGCGAAGAACGGTATATTCCTCTTTGCCGACGACATTACAATATGGCAAAAGGTGGAAATGTTGTGAACACTACGGTTGAAGCATCAATGATTGGACGGGTCTAAAAATACAAACATGATATAAAATAATGAACGTTAATCCTGAACTTCAAACAAGTCTTGCTGGGAGTCGTTATGTAGAGGCGGCATGCTCTTCGGATACTGTATCATTATATAGCCTTTCGCATTGTTATTGGGCGGGATCGTCGCCATTTTGTGAGATCGTAATTGCCGAATCGCCGATTTACGGCAAAGTACTTTTTTTAGACAAGGAGTTACAGTCGGCTGAAACGGATGAGGCTATTTATCACGAGCATTTGGTTCATCCTGTTATGAACGCAACTGCTGGACGCGAGCGTAAACGCGTATTGATCGTAGGTGGCGGCGAGGGTGCTACGGCACGCGAAGTTTTGAAATGGTCGCCGTCAAGCGTAGCGCATGTGGACTGGGTAGATATTGACGGAGGATTAGTGGATTTATGTCGTCGTCACCTATCCTGGGCTTCAGACAGTGTATATAACGATCGTCGTTTAAATTTTTATGCCGAGGACATACGGACATTTTTGGCATCCCGTGCTGACGGAATGTTTTACGATGTGATTATTTTAGATTTGCCGGATCCTGATGTAGAAGCGCTACGTGAGCTGCGCGTAGAGGATTCGGTGACCGAATATCCGTTGTACAGCAGACAATTCTGGCGTATGATGCGAAATCACCTTGCGGTAGACGGCGCACTTGTGACGCACTGTGGTCCGATCAGTCCGGCTGGCGATCCATACGAGCGTCGTGCTGGACTTATGTGGATTTTAGAAATGGGGCGTGAATACGGTTTCGGGTTTGGCTCTGCGTATCATACATGTATTTCATCATTCCAGAGCGATTGGGGGTTTTGGATGTCATGCGCGCCGTGCGACCAGGATAGATTTCCTGTCGGGCTGGCTGTTATGAATTGCGAGGCACAAAGATACGCATTCACGTGGTGCTCGTATTGGAATTCGCCTTTTATTGGACATCGGTCTCCGAATTTTGGACCGGCGCGTGGCGGTGCGGGCGCCGGTGTGATTGATACCGTAGGTTTCCAAAATTAAGCAACGCCTTTTGGCGTTGCAATTTTTGGAAACATATCGGTCTGCCGTAGGATTTCTGAATTTCGGCAACCGCAAAGCGGTTGCTTAAATTCGGAAACCTACGGTATGGATTTGACCGTAGGCTCGCAAAATTAAGACCACCCCCTTTGGGGTGGTCTTTTTTGTGATTCCTACGTATACCCAGTAGGAGTAAAAGTCAGACCACCCCTTTGAGGTGGTCTAACTTTTAATTCCTACGGTGAGTTGATTTAGAGAAATACAAATATACATTTTTAATGGGATTATTTATTTCGCGACTTTTTATCACTAAACAAGACGCCGATCAAGAACCAAAAATTGTTTCAATGCCACAACAACCCGTTATGAAACATCGTCCAACAACTTTATCAAGTACATTCCAATACATGTTGGAAGTGGAGGAACTCAAAGAACGTAGGGGGGATCATTGAATGTATATGTTCGAAACGCATTTTCAATACTATTACGCTTGAATACATAATTCAATGGCATATACAACGACATTCCTTTACATTTTATAGGTAAATCATCGCGTAAGTATCCTTCCAACCACCATCTGCGCATTTCCGATTGAACATATGGTCCATAATTGGTTCCATCGTCTCCAATATAGTACCATTCTGTATTTGAATCAGTCGTTGATTTTAGAATTTTCATAGCGATCGTATCCATTACATCGTTTGTATGAATTATTTCAAATGAATTGTATTGTCCTACATAATTTGTTGAGAATACAATTTGCTGTGTATTAATGAGCGGAATTGATGGCGATATTGATTTTTTCGTATTTAAAGGAACAATCGGTACGATATATTTCGTTGTACAGTCTCTTTCTACAATAGGGATATACATAACTCCATCAATATTAACCGGTGTATCAATATCAACAGGATCTTCATTAAATGGCAAATACTGTGGAACACTTGTATTTTGAGATGTAAATATTTTCAAATATTTCTTAACTTGCTGTGGTACATTATTTGTCGCAAAATATGTATTCATTAATGTGGCTATTCCACATAGTGCAAAGTTGATTAGGGCTGGCATGATTACATTTGGAATATTTACATAATCCGATGTAATTTCTGTGCTTCCAACATGATCCATTCTTGATTCTGGTTTCAATGTTGCGTCTGCGTCTGCGTCTGCGTCTGCGTGATAAATATTGCTAGATTCATTAATGATAACAGGAGTATGAATTAGGTTGAGTTTGTCAATAATATGTGAAACTTTATCAACAATAATATGATCATTAAAGTTGAAACTTTTTATCATATCTGATACTACGTCAACCACATGATCAAATAGTCTTTGCTCAGGTGGAATTTCTTGTACTTTTGTGATAATTAGTTGCGTTCGCATATCTACCTCTTCGGCATACATAAGGGCACGCTCGGCTGCTGCGGCACGCTCGGCTGCTGCGGCACGCTCGGCTGCTGCGGCACGCTCGGCTGCTGCGGCACGCTCGGCTGCGGCGGTACGCTCGGCTGCGGCGGCACGCTCGGCTGCGGCGGTACGCTCGGCTGCGGCGGCACGCTCTGGTGCCATTTTTTCTTCCAGTTCCTTTGAACTAATATGTACAATCTTATATGGACGTGGCGCAGGAATACTAAACTTGCCTTTGTCGTACATAAGATCATACCAACTGGCGCCATTTTTCAATGCGGTATATTCTGGAACAATTAAACTTAGATCGCATCCTTTCTCGGTCATATACAAAATAAACGGCTCCTCGATCTTTTTGGAGGAAGATTTGGAATTCATTGGAAGAATTGTAGGAAATACAGGATCACAATCCAATAAAAACTTGTTAATATTTTCAATTTTTTTTAACGACACATGTGCCGTAGGCTCGTAAAGTTTACCGTAGAGTGCTAAAATTAATATTGCCTCGCACGCTACTGGGTATACGTAGGAATTCCAAAAAGGATCACCACTTTGTGGCGATCTTAAATTTGGAAACGACCACCCTTTCCTACGATACCTATATTTCCTACAAATATTATTGATTAACAAAATTGATATATGTCAAACCAGTATACATGACCGCAAACATGATCCGCATTCCTACGCCCGCGAAGGCAACTTTCTTTGATATGAACGCCCTTGGTACTTTTACGTTTTCAAACAATATTCATATTCGTCTGTTTTGGTGGAACCGCTGTGTGATTATTACAGATGGTGCGGATTGGTATCTACAAAAAGATGGAGGTGTTGCGGAAACGCTGAAGCATTTTCACGGAAATATGAATTATGCGGTGAAAAATCTATTTCTATTTGAAGATGGTTCGTATCGGCATGGTCGTAGTGCGCCGCATGAAATCGCGCAACATTTTCTAGATTGTGACTGGTCAGATTTTGCGTGCGATCGGTTGGTGGTTAGTGGGAATATTTGTGCTGTTCAACGACCGTATGGGGGCGAATGACCTATCGGTATGCCGTAGAATTTCAGAATTTGGAAACTTAAATTCGGAATTCCTACGTATACCCAGTAGCCCTTTCAAGGAGATTCTACGTTAAAACCTACGGTACAAAATTTCTAAATTAGAGCCAATTCAATAATTTTGTTCAGTGATTCTGACAGGAGTAAAGATTCTTCTGAATTACGTAAGTATGCTTTTAGTATTGGGTATTTTTCAAATATTTCATTCTTTTTTGCTATAGCAGCAGAAAGTTTTTCATCCAATGAAACTTCTTTTGAACTAGTTGATTTCCATTCAACGATTCCAACATCAGGTATTCCTTTAATTTCTAAGCCAAAACGCTCACCATGACTACCTGATGCAGGTATGTAGTAAATGTTTCGTGGAATTCGCGATAAATCAAATCCAGAAGGAAGTTTTGTTGTTTTTCTCACACGATTTGATGTATTAAAATTTTGAAAGGATTGGGATACCAAACGTAGATTTTCCTTTCTATTATCTGTTTCAATTCCATTAATGTGATCTATTGATAGTTCACTTCCTTTTCCACTAAAAGGAACGTTCATAACAAAGTTATGTAAATACAAGTTCTTTTTTGATCCGTCGGTTGCTACAAATGATGAAGCAACATATTTATTTCTTACAGCCATGTGCCAATTCCTTGCCGCGACACGTTCCTTATCCTCCGTATCAATAACAAATAAATATTTTTTATCTTCGTAAGTTGTTATGATACCAACTGTATACGATTTATCATTATAGGTAACATCAACATAGAATATAGGCATTTCTTTTCTTCCACCGATTCCACGCGCTTTTTCATCCATGGTATGTATGAATGGTTTTATAAGAAATCAAATTGTCTTCAATTTTTATCACATAAATTTCTTGAAGAATTTTGTGAGATAAAAAACCAAGCGATTTATGCTTAGTTGCTGTACGCCAGCACGGCTTCCAATGTGATTATTTCACATTTCTCTAAACTCTCCTATACCATGGTATGGTGCCATAATATATTCCTTTTAGAGACCTTGTTTCCAAGGGGGTGGACTCTATCTTATGCCCTTTCGGACCCACCGACATTGAGTCTCTGAACTGCATCCATGCCGCAAGCGGTTTAGGACTTGGCTGCGGATTATCCCTATCTTTTTGATTCTTACCATACCCACAAGTTTCCCTGTGGTGCGCATGGGCTGATCTTTCGATCCCATGGCGGTACAAAAAGCCTAGCAGGACTTTCCCGCAATTTGACGGTGTTGCTATTGTGCAAATCGCACAAACCATATAACTAGCACCAGTTTTTTCTGGCACTCTTAGCAGCCTGACGTACGTTATCTTAGTTAGAAAACGCGAGACCACCCATACCGGACATAATACGAAGCACGTTGTAGTTCACAGCGTACACGCGGACGGTCGCAGACAGCACGCTGCCGACCGTGTTGTTGGAGAGGGTCAGCAGCAGCGTCGCGTTATCGATACGCGAGAAGTTGCAGCTGCCGCTGGGCTGGTGTTCCTCGGGCTTCAGGGCGAACGAGTACACGTTGATGCCCACCGCGGGGATGTTGGTGTGGTGCTGGTAGGGCTGCACCAAGTTGAAGTACTTGCCCTCACGCTCGCTGAAGCGATCGTGTCCGTTCAGCTGTACCTTGGCGGCAACCACGGGGTTGTGTCCCGCCATGCCCTCCACGCGGGTCACGGAGTAGCCAGACTCCAGCACCGCGCGGTCCCACCAGTCGGAGTAGTTGAAGGGCTGCTGTCCCTTCCAGGGGTTGATCACGCTGTCCTCGCAGCTCACGAACGAGTCGCGCTGCACAACCCACACCAGCTCCTTGGTGGGGTGGTTGAAGTTCAGCTTGATCTTGTTGGACGAGCTGGTCACAGACTCGCCACCCGTGAACTGCAGCTGCTCGATCAGGTACTCGTGAGAGACCTGCGCAAACCGGCGGCGCTCATCGGTATCCAGGTAGATGTAGTCCACGTACAGAGACGCAGACACCAGACCCGCAGACGCCACGCGGTCACGGATGGCGTGCGTGTTAGAGCTGCTGCTGAAGTCCCAGCACAGGTTGGACAGGAGGTTGAACTCCAGCCAGATCTTCACCTCGTGGTACTGCAGCGCGATCAGAGGCAGCGCCAGACCAGGGTTGCGGCAGAACCAGAACTGCAGCGGGATGTACAGGGTGTACTCAGGCGCGCACTTGCGCACCTCAGGCGCCGCGTTGGGCTCCGTGTTGGACGCGCAGTCGTTGTCGCAGTCCTCACCGCCCTGCACCAGCAGGTTCACCAGCTCAGGCACGTTGCCCACCATCTCCGCATAACCCGCCTGCTTGCCAGGCTCCTGGGTCAGCTCATTCCAGATCTGGAGCCAGTCACCATAGTGCTTGTCGATCTGCTGACCGCCGATCTCGACGTACACGTTCTGGATCAGGTTGTGACCCACCCAGTTCAGCCAGCGGAACTGCGCGCCAGAGCCGTCAGACGCCTGCAGCAGCACCTTGGGCAGAGTCGCCTGCAGGTACACGCGGTGGATCAGATCGCCGTTGCGGCTGATCGTGCACTGCACCTTCTTGCCAAAGTTCGCCGAGCCGTTGAACGTCTGCTCAATGGACTCCATGGCGAAGTTAGTGTGGCGCCGGTAGATTACCTTGAAGACAAAGGTATACCCTTCCTTTCGGAATATTTTGGAGCAGAAACTAATTGTTTCATTTCTTGGTGTAAACCAAGCCGGTGCTCTCCAGGGATTGGACTATAACTTAAGCTCAGTATAAACTGAACCCACTACCATTTAGTCTCTGAACTGCATTCGTAGGAATTTTGATTCCCTTTTACACCTTATTTTTTACGCGCAAGCACATAAAAAAGGGAGGGGGTAAAGGGGAACCGTAGGTTCCCTTAGAACTTGGCTGCGGATTGCCCATTTCAGTTATTGAACTTCATTTTTTGCCTTTTTACCATACCTGAGTTATGTTCTCAGCCATCAAAGCCTTTCGGCAATGATTTGGTAGCAAAAACTTTAGGGTGTTCCCGCAATTTGATAGTGTAGCCATCATACGATGACTAGCAGCTGTGGCTGTCTATTGACATATAAGGAACCACTAACGGACTTTATCGGGATCGTATTCCTATTTGATCCCGCCGACTGCTTTTCAACCCCCTTCAATAGTTTGAGGTAATCTGTGGGTTACCAGTCAGATAAATATCCTGCGCACCATACGCGACAAGCTGCATCAAGCCACCAGAGCCCATGATTGTTTATATCCTGACCCGAGAAAAAAAATTTGGCGACTCCGGGGATTTTTGGCGCGCGT